GTACCAGTATAAAGAGGAATTGCTGTCTTAAAAATCTGGACATATCCCTCTCTATCATACAGTTTATCTGCCCAGCCTTCAGGGTCTAATGACCCTTCAGCCCAGGCACTTCCAATCACTTGACCTTTGGCATCCGCTGCGAATGCAACCTCGCTACCCGTAACTGCATCAAACAAAGCTGTTACATTTAATTTCGCCATGTTGGCCGTACCTAAATCAACACCATCTGCGTCAATTTTAAATCTCCGAGCAACACCATCTGTATCTGCGATGGCGATAATTTGCCCTGGGACAAAAAATAACGGCTGTTGATCAGCTTCGACTCTACCATACTTATCGTACCCACAATCAATCTGCCAGTCAGTGACTGTAGTTGTTCCGGCTACATAAACCGCATTGGTCTTGGCTTGAGCGAGATCAAAGTTTCTACGCTGCCATTGATGACGCTGTTCAAGAAACTTGAAAACAGGATCATCCGTTGACTTCTTCGAAACCTTGGATAGGTAAGTGAAGAAAGGAGACTGCTGTGGTGCAAGCTCGGCTATTCTTTCACCGAAATTAAATAATCGGCGACTATCGTTTATACTTACTGATGACTGTAATCCTAAGCCAGCAGAAGTACTATATTGATCAGCCATAGTTAAACCTCCTTAACTATTTATTTTACCACGGATTTTGCTTATCAAAATCACCAATAAGCTCATCCATTATCCGGTCTTCAGCAGTTTTATCAGTCTGCCGATTTACCCCGGATACTACTCCCATCGGACTAGGAATTTGTTGCGCCCTACGAGTCTGCTGAAAAGCAGGACTCGGTTTAGGAGCATTAGTCCCAGTCCCTCTATCAAGGGAGTACAATTTCCAAAGATTATCCACAGTCAGTGAATCTGGAGAAGACATTACTTGAATAAACTCATCTATGGCAGCATCATCAGCATTATATTGCTTACGCACGTGCTGGCGAATATCATCCACCTGCTCTTGCTGTCTAGCATATTGCTGTAAAGCTTCTCTTTCGCGATTACGCTCTTCAGTGAGCTGGCCACGTTCAAAAACAGCCATTTCTCGATCATACTCGCTCCTAAGATTACCATATTCATCCATATTATCTCTCCATTCTTCAACAGCGTCAAGGTATATTCCAGACTCCGAATTAGGGTCTTCATAAGCTTCTACTCTGTTGTAGCGCACTGGTTTCTGCGGCTTTTCCGGCGGAGGTGGGAATTCAAAAGATTCCTCTTCTTGCGGTATCCCCTGTTCGAGGGTCGCAGGTTGTTGAATAAGCGTATTAACCTGTCCTTGAAGCATTTGATTAGTTTGCTTCATTTGTTCAAGTTCATTACCGCGCTTATCAGCCTCGGATTGCCAGTATTGATATCGAACTTGTTCATTATCAAGTGGCGGCTCTTGGCTTTGAGGTGCTTCTGGTTGTTCCTCGGGTATATCAGGGGTAGCAAATCTTCCAAGTGAATCGCGTGGTCGATCTGGTGTTTCCGTGATAGCCGTTTCTTCCGGTTGTGTGAACGGGCTTTCTTCTGTCAATTCAGAAGCATCCCGTGATCCGAAGATTACATCGTCTACAATAGAATCCTCTTGGGGGGTATCTACTGTTCTATTTTCATCCATCGTTTACCTACCTTTCGGACTGCTCTTCCTAGAGCGTGAAGAGGTTGAGCCCTTTTTGGGTTCTTTGGAAGCCTCTCGGACTTCCTTTTGTACTTGCCCTAGTGCGTCATCAAGGCGTTTCTCAAAGATTGTCCCTGCTGCTTTCGCTTTGGTAGAGGTCGAATCTAAATCACCCTTGAATTTTTCAATTTCTGCTTTTTGCTTAGCATGATATACTTCACGCTCACGAGTCTGTAAGTCACCCTGCAGTTTCTTAATAGTCTGTGTCGCAGATTGTAATTGTTGCTGAAGTTGTGCTATAGCATCTGTACGCTGTAGGACACCCTCAATATCGAAGACTTCCGTCTTCTTTAAAACTTCTTGCTTATCTATTATCCCATTCTTATAAGCATCCATGTATAACTCAAGTTGGGCATATCTATTTGTTGGCAATGTAGAGCCTGTTACTACAATAACATCATATTTACCAACACTAATATCATTAATAACTACAAAATCACCCTTATCATCATACATCTTCTTATTAATCATATATTCGCTCATAGCATTATTAGGCTTTAAAAGTCTCACAACTTTCTCTTCTTTATAAAGCTTCTGCATTAATTCTATCGCGACAATAGCAGTACGCTTAAGTCCATATTCTATATCTGCTAGTTTGCTTTTAATTTTTCTCTGACCAAATTCGTCTAAACTTACTGTTGCTTTATATGTATGGGGTGCTACCTGTGAATTACCCATCATCATTTCATATAAGCCGAGTTGATGGTCTATATCTTGTTTTGCAGTGTTCTCATTTTGATATAACTCATTTGGAAGTGGTGCTGGTTGAGCTACGATAGGTTGCCCCATATCAAAGTCAACTTCCATTCCGACACCTGGCTGTGCCCACTTCTGTTCGAATTCGGTCATATCTACTGAGCCTGCTGGGAGCAATACTTTTAAGTTAGTAGACGTTGTAGCATGCGCAATAATAAGGGAGCGTGTCTTATTTATATATTCTTGGACTCCTTTTACCATTCTAACATCACTTACTGGATATGGTGTACGAGTATGCATATTCATAAAGAATACGATGGGATATTCCCCCGTTGGAAGAATACGCTCATACAAAAGCTTATCACCCATTACTACTTCCATTTTGACTCTCTTTGTAGATATTTCAACATGTTGACATTCACCACTTTCAAGTAAATCTGCATGGGTTAATTCTTCTACCTTAGGTGCATCTGGCATGGGTACTTGTTGCCCGGAAACCGTTATTTGTTTCGCCGAAGCTGCTGCTTGTTGATATTGCTGAGTTAATTGAGTAACAATCTGTTTTGCCATCGCTGCGTCAGAAATTAATTGTCCATTTACCCGCCAAGCAGGTTTAGTAGTATATTCATAAAAATCATTTTCGGTGAGTAAATCTTCCCGATTACTCCACGATTCAAAGATGCGGAACATATTTTCTTGAACTTTATGATATCTTTCATAACCCCGTATATACTCATCACCCTTCCCGAAGGAAACAGTGGTTTTAGTTTCAGTATCTTCCGGGAATATAACTTCATTATCATCTTCTCGATTTGTTACAGGTCTATCAGTATCAAAGTTATCAGTTGACGCATTATTTATCGCTTTCTTATACATCGGGTATAAAGACTTCGCCTGATCTTTCGTAAACAAGCGGGAAACAATAATATTTTCTGCATCACTGCATGATCGCTCACGACTATTAGGGTCTACATATACATTAAGCGGGTCAATATCTTTAAGCATGACCTCACCCTTCCCCATATCTGCTTCGGGGTCTTCATACACTAGCATACAACCCATCCCAGTTACATAATAGTCGTCAACTATATTTCTCAGTATTTGGTCTCCATCTGATATCTGCCATATATATTCTAATAACCCATTAAGAGTCTGAGCTACCTTATTATCGCTATCTTCTCTAGGAGATACTCTAAACCCAGGTTTATTACTCGTAAGCATAGCCTTCGCAGCTTCTACGGCTGGATGAATTCTATTTACAACTATTGCTGCTTGCCCCCGCTCTTCAAGTGTCTGACGCTGTTCCGCCGTCCACTGCTTCCCGAATCTAAATTCCCTATCCTCTTGAGCGTGCGTTGCCCAAACATCTCTTTTTAGCGAATACGTTTTCCAGATTTCGTGAACGTCGTCTACTATTTTTTTAGCCATTATTGTACCATCCAATCAAGAATTCTTCTTTTAGTACTTCTTTTTTTCTTACCATCCAATGTTTCCAATCTACATGGGACATACTTTTCAAGTGCAGTCCAAATTGCATCAAGAATATCATCATGTTTCCCTTTCGGGTATGACAAAAATTCTTGTTGAGCAGTAATATCCTGTTGCCTGAAGAAAAACTCACCCTTAGCTAACATTGGAACCAAAGAAAGTAATCTCTCTGATTTCCTTGTCCGCGGTTTCACGCCAGCTTCTAGGCCGGGAATATATATATTCTTTTCAAGCATAAGTTTCTTTACGGAACTACGCAATGCTTCCTGATATGCCACAGTTTCAATTTTCATTTTCTTGGGACTATACTTTTCAAAATACTCGATAATTTTATCAGGCTGGTACGCAGGGTCCAATCTACGGCGGAATATATCAACGATATACTTATTATTATCACTATCAACAGCGATGATAGCGATAACAAAATAGTCAGCCCTAATAGATAAAGAACTAGCAGGGTCCACCCCGGCATAGATGTCCACAGGTTTAATTTCTTTTTCATCTCCCCTTTCCTTCACCAAACAATTTTGACCATCAATATTCTCAAAATCATATGAATGTATTTTTATGTATTCTGGCTTAAACGGTGCATTATCCGGGCTCTGTGCTATATTCATATACTCCTGATAAAATCCATTAAGGTTCCCCACAGACTCATACTCTGATTTAATGCTAATAATTCTTGTTTTTGGAAATCGTTCAGGCCATATACTTTCTTCATCGTCATCCCATATCTTATACCAAAGTGTTCTCCACGCTGGACTTCCCTTAGCCCAATTAAGGAAACAATCTTCTGAAATTACTGTGCCAACCATAATAAGCCTCCCATCATCACTAAGGGATGGAATAACAGCCTCTGTAATCCACTTACGGTTTTTTACCCTACTCTCTGGAGTGAAGGCATTCAGCTCTGATTCAAAGTCATCAACAATAATGAGATTAGGACGAGTATCCCCTTCGATAAATCCACGTACCCGCTGACCGGTACCTACTGCTACTACTCGAGAGCCATTTGCCAATATAATATCATTATTAGTCCATCTCTTTGCAGTATTAGCGCTGAAATCCCCAAATGCTTCCCTGAATACACGAGATGTATCAAGATGGTATTTTATCCTACTCAAGAAATTAATACTTTGTGTTTGCGATTCTGATATAATTACAATGAATAATTCTTCATCAGGAGCTTTAAATGCAATTTTCCAAAGAGGAAAAATAAGAGAACATACAGTGCTTTTCGCCGTACCACGAGGAGCAGCAATAAGAACTCGTCTTTTTTTCTTATTCCTTAAATTGCGATAAATCTCGTGATGAAAATCAGGTGTTTGCTTTTTAAGTGCCGAAGAAAAGCATAGTTTACCAAAAAGCCCGATATTTTCACGAAACTTCTTTAATACTTGTAATCGCTCGTATTTTTCTTCGTAATCCATTTAACCTTCTTCTTTTTTTCCTTCGGTTTGTACTTCTTCTTTTTCTCTGGTCTCCGATAATTTTTGTGGCTCATATTCACCTTCCGTGATTTTTGTTGCCTTCAACTTCTGCTCTTCTTCGTGAATTTGGTCTAATAACTTCCTAGTCACTGTGCCCTCAAGTTGATGAGTAGTCTTTACAACTTGTCGTTCTTTCATCCCATGCATTCCCTGAAGATTTTCTACCGCCCTCATTAGATTGGTAATATCTTTCTTCCCCTTTGCATTTTCTATTGTATCGGCTAACAATTCCAGGGTATAATCTTCTGTCATCCCATGTTTAGTTAAAAGTTTTGCCAATTCTTCTCTAACCATATCCCTAAAAACCTCCGTTTTCATTTTACGTTTCCAAGACCCATGTTGCATGCGAGTCAAGCTCCCGAGAGCTAAATCAATAGCCAAATCTTTATTCATTGTCTGTGCATAACACATTGCAAGATTTCTCATCTTCTCAGATTTTTTATTGGCCTCAAGATAAGGTTTCCCAGTGATAGTATGAGGCGTAATGCGCCCCTCCGCATTAAACTTAATTGTTGGATATTTGGGATTCCACATAAAATATCCCCATGGGAGTCTAATATAAACTGTTGTTTGCTTGTGATTATTGGGATATTCCTTTCTTTTGATAACCTCAGCACACCACCCATCATCAGAGAGTGCATAGTCGCCTTCGCATGCGTCCTTCCAATATTTGTATTTAATTTCTTTGTCATCACACTCTTCCTTCTTATATATCTTATAAGCAGTAAGGCCTTTATTCTTATGATTTATGGTTACTTCGTACATTTACGCCGGCACCCAACCTAAAAGTCTAGCCTCTAATTCTCTTCTATCTTGATATTGACTAGCTTCGCCAGTCGATTCCCAATCTAATAAATTTTTAATAGCACCTTCCCAATCACCAGTAGTAGTTTGTTTCCAAAAGTTAGGAGTTGCTTTTTCTAAATTAGTACCAAATTGAAATCCAACGCTCGCCATAGCTGTCTGTTGACCTGGTGTTAAATCTTTAAAGGACTTACCAGTAGCCTTATTATAATTTTGACTTAGCTGAGATACTGTTCTATTACGTGTAAATTCATCTATAATATCAGATTCTCCTTCTTCAAGCATTGGTGCTCCAAGTTCTTTATATTTAGCTTGAGCTTCTTCTTTTTTTAAACCTACAAATGGTCTTACTTTATTTATTATTTTTGGTGGCAGCCCTGAAGCTAGTAATTCTTCTAAACTCATTTGACCAACATCCCATCCAGTAGCTATAGTTAAGCCACTTTGACCCCTTACTGTGCCATCTGGAAGTTCAGTAATATAACCTTTATTTACTCCCTTTCCCTCTCTTGCACCTATAAAGTCCCAATCAATTTGAAAGTCCTGATCTTGTGTCTCTGATAGCGGAAAAGGTACTTGCGAGTATTCATTATCAAAGATTGAGTCGCTACCATTTATAGCAACATTTGTATTATCAGGCTCAACACTGCGATATAAATCCATTCTCTCGTCCATTATTTATCCTTCCTCACCTCATTTTGTTTCTTTTTTTCATCCCCCACCCACTTTCTAATTCATCTAAATCTGGGAGTCTTTTTTTCGTTTTTCCACTACCCCCTACTTCAGCCTGATATTTCTCACCACTTTTCATTGATCTTGTGGCCGTGTAATCCTTACCAGTAACGTATCTTTGATTTCCGCCAGTTAATACTTTAGGTTTTTTACCAGCCTTAGTAAGTACTTTCGTTGCCTGTTGTCTTAATTTCCCGACTGATACTCCACGTTTCTTCGCTACTTCCTTTAATAAAGTACGGGTCATTTTTAAAATTTGTCTTGCTAAGGCAATAGTCATTTTTTACTCTCCTTTTTAGTGGCGCCAGTTATGGGTGTGAAGAGGATACCACTTTTGTGTAAAAGCGAGCTCTTCACTGGCGTTGGAAAAACTACGCAAAATACTCTCTCCACACCCAACATCCTACTTCTTCTTCAGTTTT